ACGGCCGCCGTCGAGCCCCAGGCGGAACGTGCAGACGCAACGCCACGCAAGCGAGGGAGGCCACGTGCAGTACCGCAGCCTGACACGACAGACCGCACCGGCAGTTGAGCCGGTGACGCTCAGTGAGGCGAAGGCCCACTGCCGAGTCGATACCAGCGACGACGATACGTACATCAGCACGCTCATCACGGCTGCTCGTGAGTGGTGCGAGCAGTACCTAGATCGCTCGCTGATTCACCAGCAGTACGTGATGCGGCTGGACGCATTCCCACACGAGATCGAGTTGCCTCGGCCACCGATGGCAACATCGGGGACCACGACGGCTGTGACGCTGACCTACACGCTGGGAGACGATTCCACGGCCACGCTGTCAGCCACTGAATACCGAGTTGATCGCAACTCGACTCCCGGCGTGGTGCGGCAGCTGCGGGCCGGCACCTGGCCGGCGAACCTTGATGACCAGAACGCCATCTCTGTCACGTGGTGGGCGGGCTATGGGGCCAGCGGCTCAAGCGTGCCAGCAGCCATCAAGCACGCAATCTTGATGCTCGTGTCTCACTGGTACGAAACCCGTGGGGCAACGCTTTCGACAGGTGCGGTGCCGCAGGATGTGCCATTCGGCGTGTACCCGCTGCTCAAGTCGATGGCTTGGGGATCGTACAAATGATCGACCCTGGCAAGATGCGGGAGCGCGTCACCGTGCAGATCGCCAGCGGGGCAACCAACGCTCTCGGCGAAACGGTTCTGTCGTGGGCCAATTCAACTGCTGTTTGGGCCAGCGTCGAGGGCGTGAGTGCTCGCGAGGCCCTGGATGCTGGGCAGCAAGAAACGACGATCACTCATCGGGTGCGGATCCGATACCTGCCCGGCCTGACTCAGCGGATGCGGTTTGCCTGGAGGACTCGGACGCTGAACATCGTCAGCCTGCTCGAGTACGGCAACCGCAGCGAGCACGTCGCCATCTGTGAAGAGGTGACGTGATGGCTGACGGCATCGACATCAAGGTGGAGTTCCCTGAGCTCAGGGAACTTAAGAAGGCGTTTGAGCAGTTTCGCCCAAGCCTTGCCAGCAAGCACATTGGCGCTGCAATCCGGCGAAGCCTCAAGCCTGGCCTAACAGCCTTGCGCGGAAATGTGTCACGTGGCCCGACAGGCAATCTTGCCAGGGCGATCACGTCGAAGGTCAAAAGATATGCCAGCGGAAACGCCGTCGGGCTTGTTGGATTTGAGGCGGCTGGGTGGCGGAAATCTCAGTCGGCCGGCGGGGGCACGATCAAGAAAGGAAAAGACCGGGCATTTCACGCAGGCTTCGTTGAGTTTGGAACGAAAGAGCGGATGGTGAAAACGTCATCACGCCGCGCTGGTGCATCGGTTGCATCGAGCTTTCGTGAACTCGGACCGTTCAAGATCGCTCGCATCGCCAAGCGAGGAAAGTACGCCGGTGCCATCCGGGTCAATACGACTCCCAAGTACCCGAAGGCGTTTTTCAAAAAGGCACCGAAGGGCCAGATGCTGATACTTCCTCCGATGCCAATTGGCGGCAAGAAGGGGCAGCCGCCTGTCAAGGCTGCCTATCGTGAGTCAGTCGCGACCATGCGGGTGCAGCTGACCAAGGAAATGACTCTGGCTTTACTCAAGGCCCAAAAAGACTTGGCCGACAGGTTTCCGCCAAAGAGACTTTCGGAGATTGGGCCGACGCCCTTTTGACCATGGCTGTGAAATCCCCGGAAGCCGTGCTGCGAACTGCGTTGGTTGGGGCCACCGCCGTGACGTCCATCGTTGGCACCCGCATCTATCCGGTCTTGGCCCCCGCCTCGGCCGATCTTCCATTCGTCACGTGGAGGCGGCAGGCCATTCGGCGAGAGCAAACGCTGTCCGTGCCGATGGGCGTGCCACGGGTATCGGTGGAGTACAGCATCTACGGAACCACCTACGAACAGGCCCGAGAGACGGCTGACGCAATGCGTGTGGTTCTGGATGGATACGGCGGAACTGCGGACAATGTGACTGTGAAGCAAACGTCGCTGGAGGACGAGTCCGACGACTTTGTGACGCTTGCGGGTGCCGACTTGCCGCCGGTGTACCGAATCACTCAGACCTACGATCTTCTGTGGCAGGAGACATAAGACGCCATGGCTACCACGCCCCATGACAGCAGCGGAACGACGTTCTCTTTCTCCGGTTTCACGGGAACAGTCACCAGCCTGACGCACACGATTGCGGACAACTCGGACAACATCGACATCTCGCACCTGGGGCTCACCGCCGGTGCGTCGGTGCTGACGCAGGCGAGGCCGCTCAAGGGAACTGCCGGCGACACCGGGAAGAGCGTGTCGATTGAGTTCATCGGAACCGGCGTACTGTCGCAGGGTGCCACAGGCTCGCTCAGCGTCAGCGGTCCGATCACCATCAGTGCGACGGCAACCTGCAAGTCGTCCAGCGTCACGCTCAGCGTGAATGACGTCGTCAGGGGCTCGGCCGAGTTTCAGTACGCGTGACCCGCGGAGGTTTCCGTGGCCACGTACAGCACTGGCGTCAGCGTGACCTGGGGTGGCGTTGCATTTACCGAGGTCACGGGCCTTTCGTGGACTTACGGCGGCGGCCCGCCAAAGGGGCGCAGCGTCGTCTGGACCGACGAGGCCGGCAGTGTTTCTGTCGAGTGCCTTGGGTCTTCCAATACCAGCACCGCTGAGTATGGGCTGCGGAAGCAGCTTGTCATTTCTGGCGGCGGGCAGTCCTTGACGACCTACGCAGTATGGGAGGCGTTGAGCGTGGCCAACGAGGTGAACGGCATCACTCGCTTCACCGTCACGTTCTCTCTACTGGATGCCTGACATGGGACTTCGTGAACAGATCAAGGCCGCAGACAGTCGCAAGCCGCTGAAGGTGCACGTCAAGGAGTGGGGCATCGACGTCTTTGTGCGAATGATGAACGTCGGGGAGCGAGACGATTGGGAGCTTGCGTGGATCGACATGAGAAACAAGGGCGTCGAGAAGTTCCGAAACTTCCGTGCCTTCTATCTCGTTCGCACGCTGTGCGATGAGTCAGGCAATCGCATCTGGGGTGACAACGAGCTCGAGGAGGTGTCGTCGCTCAACGGTGCTGTGATGGGCGAACTGTTCGACATCGCACAGAAGCACAACAAACTCACGGAGGCGGACGTAGTCGAACTCGCCGGCGAGCTTTAGCCTGAGCCCATGCCGTCGCTTCCTGTTCATGCTGGCTGGTCATCTCAAGATGACGGTGGGCGAACTGAGGCAGCGGATGGACTCGCGAGAGTTGTCTGAGTGGCTGGCGTTCGCTCGGTACTTCCAACCGCTAGACAACTCGTGGGCACAGGCGTCGATGTTGGCGAGCGTCATCCTGGCACCGTATTCAAAGAAGGGGCACGCCCCAAAGCCAAAAGACTTCATGCCTCTTGAGACGGCACCGCAGCACCCAAGCCAGATCCTGGCGGTGCTCGAGCAGATGAAACGCAACATTGAAGGTGGTTCGGGATGAGCACAGCACTTGGGCTAGCGATGCAGATCAGTGCCAACACGGCACAGCTGGCTCAGGCTGTGCAGGATGTGAATGCACGCCTGGACGAGATGGGGCAGGCTGGAAAGAAGGCGGCATCGGACCTCGGGTCGCTCAAAAACATTGAGATTGCAAAGCTCGCACTGGGTGGAATCAAGGCCGCTACCAACGCCTTCATTGCACTCAGCGGGGCCGTTACGGATGCCGTGTCGTCTGTGGCCTCGTTTGCCATCAGCGTTGGCAAAGAACTGGACGCACTGAACGATGTGGCCAACCGCACTGGCGTGGGAGTTGAGGCCCTTCAGGCATACGCACGTGCGGCTGCCGCAACTGGCGTGGAGATTGAATCCTTCGCCTCGCAGATTCAGAAGCTCACCATCAACATCGGCAAGGCCACGCTCGACGAGAAGGCACAAAAGAAGTTTGAGGCCCTCGGCATCGTGTTTTCGGACCTCAAGCAGCAAACTCCCGAGCAGCAGTTTGAGACGATCGTAGATGCACTCTCTCGAATTGCGGATCCTGCTGAGCGTGCGGCCAAAGCCGTGCAGCTGTTCGGCAAGGGCGGCATTCAGTTGGGAGAACTGTTCACGCTCGGCCCTGGGGCGTTGGCTCAGATGCGTGAGGAGGCGGTAGCCCTCGGCCAGGTCGTCAGCGAGGACGCCGTCAAAGCCATCGACAACATGAACGACTCGTTCGGGGCGGTATACGCCACCGTGAAGGGGCTGGCCGGCACCATCCTCGGCGAACTTGCTGGCCCCATCAGCGGGATCGCCCAGGATCTGCTCAGCGTGGTAAAGGAGGCTGGACCGCAGAAGATTGCCCAGCAGTTTGCCAGCGGGTTGCTGAGCTTTATCAAGGTCGCCGGCAATGCCTTCTTTGAACTGGCCAAGTTCATTGAGGCATTCGTCAAGAAGTTCGCCCCGATCCTGGGGTTGGAACTCCGATCGCCCGAGCAGCAGGCGCGTGACGAGGAGATTGCACGGCTGAGGCGAGAAACGGCCGTTCCGGCCGGCGTGTTCGACAACAACCTGCGTCGGCAAATCGCTGAGGAAAACGCACCTCGGCTGAGGCGGCTTCGGGAGCTCGAGGCCCAGCAGGCACAGGAAGTAGCCGGCGGAACGCTTGGCCAGTTGCAGGCAAACTTCAATTCAGCGATCGACACTGCAAACAGCTCCCTGGAAAAGCGAATCAACGGCACGCAAAAAGACGTCGTCGTTAGTTCGGAGGACCAAGTCAACGAGCAGAAGAAGACGAATGCACTTCTGCAGCAAGGGCTAGCCACACCAGTGGACATCACAGGAGGCTAGCCATGGCAGTCATCAGTTTTCGTGAGGTCTTGCCCCGCACGTTCTCCCACAAGTTCGGTGAGTCGCCGACTGCGGAAATGCGGTTCGTCGTGACCGTGGACGAACCGACTGCGACGCAGACGCTGATCAACGCAGTGGGCTACCTGCACGGATCGCAGCACCCAGAGTATTCGTTTCTGCGGATGCTGGATGCCAGCGTCAACGAACTGGACAGGCAGCACGCGGAGTTGTCGCTGCGGTTTGAACTGCCCAAGCAGGAGAACCTAGATCCCAACCCACTGGCTAGGCCAGACGTTTGGAGTTTCAGCACGGGCGGTGCTCAAGTGCCGGCGCTGGCGTACTACTACGGGACTGGCAATGGCGACATCCGCCCGCTTGTGAACGCCGCTGGTGACTACATCGAGGGGCTGACGACCGTTGAGGCTGAAGTGCGTGCGACAATCAGCGGCAACAGGGCTACGTTCCCACTTGCCATGGCTGCTGCCGTGACAAACAGCATCAACGCGTCTCCGTATCTGGGAGGTGCAGCGTACACCTGGCAATGTGCCGGAATCACTGGGCAGCAGGCAACCGAGGTCGTCAACAGCATTGAGGTTCGCTATTGGCAGGTGAGCGTTGAGCTCATCTACCGTGCAAGCGGCTACGTCTCGAAGATCCCACACGTTGGGTTCCACTACATCGACGGCACGAAAAAGCGGCGTGCGTGGGTGTACGACGGCGAGCCTGGGCAAAGCGAGAAGGTGGACGCCACCACGCCACAGCCGCTCACTGCATCTGGCGATTTGAAATATCCCGGCGCGAACGGCGTGCCGGAACAACTTTTGCGGCGGCTGCATCCAGCCGTTGAGTTCGCGGGCTACTTCGGCGTGCCGCCGTTCTAGGAGTGACCGACATGGCAGATATCAACTACACCATCTCGGGCCAAGTATCGAAGGGTGCCCTGTCGCAGTCCTTTGCTGCCACTGGCGTCACCGCAGACATCGCTACGGCCGGCGTGCTGGCTGTGACGCTCAACCTCGGCACGAACGTCACCAGTATCAGTACCGCCAACCTTGGGGCAGTTGGTCTGTGCTTCGCCCGTAGTCTGGCAACCACGACCACGCACACAGTCTCCTTTGGCCGGTACTCGGGCGGCAACCTGTACGAGACCGCTAGGCTCAAAGCCGGCGAGGCTGCCGTTCTGCGGCTCGCGGCCGGTGACTATGCAGCAAAGGCTGCTGTAGAGGGCACGAGGCTGGTGCTCACGGTATTTGAGGACTGAGCGTGGCACAGCGACCAGATGGCAAAGCGGCAAAGTCTGAGCGGGTCACGTTCACCCGCCCAGCTGCGGAACGCATTGCCAAGGTCGTGCGAGCCTATGAGGCTGGCAAGCGTGACGAAAAGCCTCTTGTGTTCTCGCGGCCTCTCTCCGCAGACAAAATGCGAATCCGCACGGGCACATTTAGCGGTGCCTGGGGCCGGCAGCAGACCGCCGTCGTCACGTTCGTCTACGGCAGCACGGCGACGGCGTCGGTTCACAACGACCTGATCAACCTGCCCAACTCTGGCACACGCTACTGCGTGGTGGGCCGG